TGCATGAAAAGATAAATAAGTCGCCATCACGTCAAGAAATTTTAGGTTGGCTTGTTGCAATTACCAGTAGTGCTGCATTCTTAAATAGTATAATGTAATAATGGACGGCTACGCATTGTACTGGAATATATCAAAACGCATGGTTGCTGTATTTATAGCACAGGCATTGAGTGTTATTGGTGCAGGTAGTTTAGTGGGAATAGATGTCATACAGTCATCATTACTTGCAGGACTACTAGGCGTAGCTAATGTCCTAGAGATCCTTGCTAGAAAATATCTTAATGACGGCAAACTTACATTTGAAGAAGTCAACCAGGCATTCGGTATCTTAGATAGTAAAACACACAATGATATGAATGGGAGAGAAATATAATGGCAGATCCTTGCTGCGGTGGCGGTTGTTGCGGAACTAAGTAAGTTTCGTGCTACATAAATTTAATACACTTGTTCGCCTATGTATTGTTGCGTTCTTAGTAATTCCTTTTCCTGTACTTGCATATCACGTCACTACACAACCTGCATACGATCAATCTATTGCAATAGATACAACAACTGGTGACATTACAATAGGTATATATACATCAGACGGTTTAGAAGATAGTCCACCAGAAAAATACACTATATTTTTTGACATTGATAATGATGTAACTACAAATAGTTTTTGTGTATCAACATCATTTGGACACACAGGTAACTTGCAATGGAACTATCACACGTTTTCTTTATCTGATCTACAAACATATTTTGCTAATCCTTACGGTAATTTTAGAACAAAGATTAGATCAGACAATGACACTGACAATAGTTTTAGCACACTAACAGCACAGATGGCAATAGATATACCTAATCAAGAACCTTTTGTAGGTGTAGAAAATTGGTCCGAACCTACTACAACATGTAATGACACATCAACTACAACAACTACTAGCAGCACATTACCTCCAACAACAGAAGCTGCAGCACAAGAAGAAATAGTAGAAGAAGAAACTACAACTACTAGCAGTACAACAACTACAACAGAACCACCACCGCCACCTCCTCCACCTCCGCCACCTACAACAACTACAACTTTGTATGTGGTAGTAAATGATGACGGAAGTACATCAGAATATACTGAATCAGAAGTAAAAGATGGAACTGTAGATCGTGATAATGAGCGAAAAGCTAATGACGAAAAGTGGTCATGCTATATGACAAATGCACAGTTGGATCGCGGAGACTGTAATAATTACAACGATTCCCTAGTAGAAGAAGAAGTTGTGGAAGAAAAAGAAGAAGAAGTTATAATAGAAGAAGATGAAAAAGAACAACCAGATACCGAAGAAGTCATTTCTGATGATGATGTTGTGGTACCTGAAGTGGTCGTTGAAGATAAAGATGAGGATCCTATTGATGAACTTGAAGAGGAAGTTATAGAAGATGAGTTGGATCAAGAGATACCAGGAGATGACATCTTCAGAGAAGATGGAGTTCAAGAGGAAGATGACAAAGACCAGGATAATAAAGAAGAAGAAATAAAAGAGGAGGAAGAAGTTGAAGAGACAGAAGAGATCTTACTGGAACCAGAAGAAGAATCTGAAGAGGATCCAAAGCAAGAGTTTGTACAAGATTCTGTAGAACTTACTGAAGAAGAAGTAGCCATAGAGGTTGCTGAAGTTGAAGACATTGTAGAAGAGATTATAGAAGTAGAGGTAAAGGATCTTGAAACAGAGCAGGTTATCGAAGTACTTACTGAAGTTGCTGATGTCGGAGTGGAGAATCTTACAGAAGTTAGCGAAGATGTACTTGAAGTTGTAAGCGAAGTTATACAAGAAGTTATAACTATAGCTACAGAAGAAGTATTAACAGAAGAACAAGTAGAAGTTGTACAAGAAGTACTTAACTTAGAAGAACCAGAAGACGTACAGATTATAGCTGAAGCAGTTAAAGAAGACGAAGCTGTTGCAGAAGCTGTAGAAGAATATGTAGAACGTGCAGTAGAAAACGCTGATGTAGAAGATTACAACCTTGCGGACGTTGTAACAGAGATACAAACAGAAGAGTTTTTAGCAGATCCTGTCGGTGCATTTACAGATATAGATATAGCTGCAATAGATCTTACATCATTAGGTGACACAATGACCTCCACACAAAAGGAAAAAGCACAGGAAGTTGTAGTTCCAGTGATCATAGCTTCGCAAATTGTGGCTAGTGTGCAAGTCGTACCAGTTAGAATAAGACGTAGAGTATGAAGTACATAAAAAAATTATTTAATTGGTTATATGAAATGCTAAGGGAAACGATAGCACAAACGTTTACTTTGCTAGGTTTTTTTATAGCATGGCTAACTTTGACTGGCACAGCTAAAGACATAGTTGGTGTTGCTATAATATTAAGTACAATCTTATGGTTATTGACTATAGGATTACGTAAAGATAGTGATGACAAATCATCACAGAGAGCGAGTAGGTAATGCCTTACACAAAAGCAGGGAAGAAAAAAAGATATTCTTCTAAGCGTAAGAAAAAAATGACTAAGTAGTCATGGCTATTACGTATAGAGGAGAAAAGTTTTCTGGTTATAACAAACCAAAGAGAACTCCTGGACATAAAACTAAATCACATGCAGTACTTGCAAAGTCTGGTGATAAAGTAAAGTTAATTCGATTCGGACAGAAGGGAGTTAGCGGTGCAGGTAAAAAACAAGACGCAAAGTCTAAAGCAAGACGTAAGTCCTTTAAGGCAAGACATGCTAAGAACATAGCAAAAGGCAAAATGTCTGCAGCTTACTGGGCTAACAAGACTAAATGGTAGGAAAGAATGGCAAAAAAACAAAAACCAATCTGGGATAAACCAAGACCAAAAGGTTTAGGCAAATCAAAGAAGCTAACACCTGCGCAAAAGGCGAAGGCAAAAGCTAGAGCTAAAGCTAATGGTCGTAAGTATCCTAATATGGTGGACAACATGTGGGCAGCTAGCAGGTAGGATCATACGAAAGTATCTTGTCCTAAATGCGGACAACATCTTCTTGTTAAAAACAGTAAACTATACTGTACAAATCCCCAATGCAAAGACTATACTAAGGTTAAGTAAACAGGGAGAATAATGAAAATACAAGTTGTTCGTACACAGTTTGGCATAGACGCTACTAATGGTCTTATGTATATTGACGGTAAGTTTGAGTGTTATACACTTGAAGATCAATATCAAGCAGTAAAAGTAATGCACGAAACCTGCATACCTGAAGGTACATACGATATAAAGTTTAGAAAAGTAGGTGGATTCCACCAGAAATACAGTGCAAGATATAAGAATGCACACTACGGCATGTTGGAACTACAAAATGTGCCTGGATTTCAGTATATACTTATTCACAGTGGGAATACTGACGAACACACGAGCGGTTGCATTCTGACAGGTAACACACAACAAGATTTAGATCTAGGTAAAGACGGTATGATAGGACAGTCACGCGTAGCGTATCAAAATATGTACAAGAAGGTTGCAGCAGTATTGTTACAAGGTAAACCAGTCACATTAGAAGTAAGTAAGATTAATTTAGATGGTGCTGCCGCACCAGAACAAAGTTCCGATAGTAAAACGTTAGATTCTATTCACGAAAAAGTGACACGAATTGACGCTAAACTACAAGGAAGACCGATAATATAGACTGGAGATAATATGAGTGATGAACTCAAAGCACTTATCGAAAAAGTTGTATGGACATTCATTGAAGCATTTGGTTCTGCTTTACTTGTAGGTCCTGCACTCGACTTAGACATTACAGCGATACAAGCTGCAGCAATTGCAGGTGGTGGATCAGTAATAGTTGTACTAAAAGAGTATGCAAAAAAACAACTCGCAGGTAAGTAAACTTACTGCAACCCAACAGGACGTAGCACACAACGAAGTTAAAGATACACCTAGTCACCCCAATGGTTGGGAACCTGGCGTAGAATTTAACTACAAAACTAAGACAGGGACTATAACAACAAGAGCTATGGACAATGCTAGTCCAGAGTTTAATGACCTTCTTAGATCGTGGGGATTCGATCCTGACAAGTATTCTATTCTAAATGACACTATTCGTGTAAGCACGTGGGATATGAATCTGGGAAAAGGAGACGTGCAACAAGCATGGGCATACAAAGCACAGATTGTATACAAAGAACATGCACTAGATAAACAAGATTATGATCGTATATCCAAATGGATTCAGACATACAAGCGTAAAGCTAAACCTAAAGTAACAAAACCACAAGCTAGTTTCTTTGTTGCTATATCTGATCTACAGTTAGGCAAGCGTGATGGTGGTGGTACCGAAGCTATTGTCAATAGATTTTTAGAAAAGATAGATACAGTACGTGATCGTTATAACTTTTTACGTAAAGCAGGAGTGCAGCTAGATCAGTTAACAGTCGTAGGATTAGGTGATATCGTCGAGGGCTGCGTAGGATTTTACCCACAAGCAATGGGACCTAACGGCGTAGAGCTTGACTATCGTAATCAGATGAAGTTAGCTAGAAGATTAATTGCTAAAGCATTAGTTGAATGGTCAAGAGACTTTGATGTAGTTGTAGTAGGTGCAGTACCAGGTAATCATGGAACTAAAAGAATTGCAAAGAACATAGCACCAACAGGTGAGATGGACAACTATGACATAGAAGTATTTGAACAGATTGCAGAAATATTTGCAGACAAACCACAATACAAACACATAAAGTTTGTTATACCAGACGAACCACACTTATCACTTAATGTTTGTGGCACAAACATGAGCTTTACTCATGGACATCTTGCAGGTTACAGTGGATCAGTAGAAAATAAACTAATGAACTGGTGGAAGAATCAGACATTTGGTGGATTCCATGCAGGATCCAGTGACATTCTTGTGACAGGTCATTACCATCATCACCGTGAATTGCATGATGGACGAACCTGGATCCAAGTACCTAGCTTAGATGAGTCAACATGGTTTGAGCAGCAAGCAGGTAAGAAAACTAAACAAGGTGTAATGACTATGGTTGTAGATCAGAATGGACACAATAATAAAGAGATAGTATAGTAATTATGTAATCACTACGGTGCCAT